ATCTTAACTCATTAAAGATATATTGTTCTCCATCATGTGTCAATAAATCTTTAGGTGTAACCAGTTTATCTAGCTTGTTATTAATGAATGTAGTAAACATAGAAGCAAATGCATCTCCAACACTACCCTCACCAATCATCTGAATCATGCTGAGGTTATCTTCAAAAGATTCAAAGCTTGATATAGAGTTAAAGAATGTTGTTATAGATCTAGCATTAGTCTCTTGCGTTACTAATTCAGGATGAAGTAATAAAAAGTTAATACATCTACTATCTATACCTGCACCTTCTGCCCACTGAGCCCATACATTTACATCAAACTTAAGATTAGCTGTAACATATCTAGTCTTCTGTGCACTATCTACACTGTTAACCATATAGTCACCATTATCCGGGTTAGCTGTTAATATAATATGCCAGTTCTTAGGTAGTGTCCAAGATATATAAGACTGTCTATCTATCAATTCCATAACTGCTTGAATAAATCTTGTGTCAGCTCTATTCCAGTCATCTAATAATAGTATACCACCTTCTTTAGCATCAGCTATCCATTCAGGTGCACAATAAGACATTCTATTTTTACCAGTAATTTTATATCCTTGTTTAAGATATTCTTGTACAGCAAGTTCATCAACCCATTGACCAACTTTCTTGGTTACAGTTTGATTTAAGTTAGCTAGACTAGCACCTGCAGCTCTTTGTGCTGCTGTAACCATAGCAATGTCATTATTCTTTACTGCTATTTTCTTTTCTTTATACATCTGAAACTGTCTTACAGGGAAACCTACAAGATCACCTAGCTCCTCAATCTGTGCTAAGTTTAATTTTACAAATGCTAAATCATTTTCTTTAGCCAGCTCTACTATTGTAGAAGTTTTACCTATACCTGATTCACCCACAACTTCCACTGATACTGGTCCTTTACCATTATCTTGAAGATATCTGTTATTAGATATAATGTGATTTACAAATCCTTTTAGTTCTGTTACATTTAAATTTACTTGTGCCATTTTCTTTTATTAATTAAGTTGAATTTTCTGTCCTGGTAACACTTCATTTATACTGCAGTTAGAACTATGAACCCATAAAGTATTATTAGGGCAGTTCTCTGGAGCATATGCTTCACCATCTGTTAAATATATAAGAGCTGTATATTGCCCTTTGTTTTCATTATAGTAGTCTATTACTGGTTGGAAGCTTGTTCCACCACGACCATGTATTTCCCAATCCTTTCTTGGATTAAACTCTTTTACACTATTTAGTTTAGTATCACATTGAGCTACTGTAATCTTATGACCTGTCTTATGCATATGCGTAAGTTCACTAAAGAATTCCTTTAGCTCATCATTGTTTACAGATCCGCTTGTGTCAACACCAACAAGTATATGATTCTTAAATTTAATCTTAAGACCTGGGTTAGCTGCATAACGTTTATTATACTTACGTCTCAGCTTCTTTGTATAAACTACACTAGAGTTACCTGCAAATCTTCTTAGATAAGCTTTCCAATCAAACTTAGGAGGTTCTATATGCATCAGCCTATGTATAAGCTCAGCTAACTCACCCGGTATATTACCTTGTTTCTTTACTGTTTGCTCAGCAGATTCTTTTAACTGATGCTCAATTTGTTTTTGCATTAGTTTTTTATCAGCTTCAGGTAATGAATCAAAATCATCCCATGTACCATGACAATATTGTGACTCACCATTCATCTGATCCATAAGATTATCTAAAGAAGGTGAAGTACCATCTTGGTGTGCCTGTTCAAGTAATTCATAGTATTTATCCGTACCAGCCTTCCTAGGTAAATTTATCTCAGGAAAACTTGATAGTAATAAACCACCTTCAGGTAGTTTACTTTCCAGTATGTACTGGTTGATTTCTAAATCTGCAGCTATATTAAATAATTTATGATCTGAATATAGACTTCTAGTTATAAGATGACCAAATGCAATATGCAATAGCTCATGCTTAATTAAACCAAATCTATGATCTTCACTAAGGTTATTATAAAACTCAGGGTTTATAGTCAATTGACATCCAATATTATGTTTGCTTACTCCTGCAGTAGGCAGTTGCATGCTATACTTTTTATTGATACCAATTAAAAAGAGCCCGTAAAAGGGCTCTGCAAATATTAAACTTTTGGTTGTCCTAGCAACCTGATCTTGTATGTTAATCATTATCTTTTATTTTTCTAAGTATGTCCATATAAACTTTATCTGCTTTGCTTTTTTCTATATATGCATAAACTCTATTTGTATTAAAAGACCCTATCTCAAAGCTATACTCTACTGCTATACAAAAATCTACACGATCTTTAAATAGCAATGCTTTAGCCATAAGCTTATCTATAATGTCTTTGTCTTTATAGTTTGCATTATTATATATTTCACAAGCTAAAGCTCTATCTTCAAGTAATCCTGAAAACATTTCTTTATATGTAAAAAACTCATCTATTGTTATTATTCTCTTCTTTGCCATTTTCAATTAATTCTATCCATACACCGGGGTTTTTTTTATCATAAGAATATTGTTCAAATGCTGGTATAATAAACTCAGCATTATCATCTTCAATCCATCCGTGTTTAACCATATCATCTTGTACTGTCTGTGCAGGATTAATATAATCAAACTTATGACGGCTGCCTCTTATAAACTCAAATGATACTTTAACAGGTAGATCATTCTTAGCAACTTCAGCTTTAAAATCCTCAGCATACTTAGCATATATATCTTTGGTAGCCTTTCTATAATTCATTACAGCTTTGCTAGCAATAAAATATTTACCTGTCCAACGCCTACCGTTTTTACTTGAGGGAACATTGCCTGGTATCCACCATCTTATTTTTGTCATAATTATTTATTTAATGTTGTTTTTAATAATGGTTTTAGCATAGCATGTGTCTTATCAAATCCTATTTCTACCATAGCATCTGATATGTCTTTGCATATAGTTGGTGTACATCCATTTATATTATATGCATCTGCATATCTTTTAACTGCATGTTTACCTGCATCATCATTATCAAACAACGTTATTATACTTTTGTACTTTTTCTTAAGATTTGCTATGATATGGGGTTTAATCATAGTGTTCTCAGAGTCTGGACTAATAACTTCTAGGTTATAACCCATACCTTTTAAACACATTGCATCTTTAAGAGATGAGCAAATCACCAAGTAAGGTTCTTTATACTGCAGCTGATCTATTCCCTGGATATAGTTCTTTACTTTATGAAACTTATGCTTTTTACTATGAGGCTGATATATTTTATATACTTCACCATTTCTATCAAAGTAACCATAGCAATGTTTGCTTCCAATCTTTAAAGATTCTATTTCCAATGCATCTTGCTTAATCATATTAAAATATTCTATTGGCTTTACATTATACTGATCTAATAATGTTTTGCCTATTCTATATGATAGCCAGTAATTAGCATCATCCTGATTCCATTTTCTATACTTTATAAAGTCAATCTCCCATTTAGCCTGAGGCACAAACTCAACACTGACTTTACCATTTTCCTGTATATACTTATTGTAATCTTCTATTATTCTTCTTGTAGCCTGAGGATAACCCAACTTAAACATGTGTCTAATTAAGTCTGACTTGTTACCTCCAATACCTGTAGAAAAGTCTTTAAACTTATATTGCATTATGGTTTTATCCACGTATATGCAAAAGCTTGGAGTCTTGTCATTAGGATTAAATATTGAATTAATCTTAATGTCTTGACCTGTTAGCTGTTCAGGTAAGTCTAGATAATACTGAAACACCCAGTAACTTGGTACGTCTGTTTCTTCTAATATTAAATTTTTAGTGCTGAACATAATCCAAATATATTAAAAAGATATGGGCCCAGCATTATACTGAGCCCACTCTTTTGGTTTTATATTACAGATCAAAGTCACTTCCAGAAGCTGTTGCAGGCTCAAAATTTGAAGCTGTTGTTTCTTTCTTTAAATAAGGTCTAAAATGATTTGTATTATTTCTATCAAATGTTAATAGGTTAGAGCTTTCTTTATCTAACTCTTCTAATGGCATACCATCTTTACTTCTCTTAGGTAAAAACAAGTCATTATTTACATAACCTTCTTTGTTTTCCCACTCACGTGCACCTAAGCAAGCATTGATATATCCTGTTTCAGAACATACATTAGCAGCCTTAACCATAAAGTCTTCAATTGTATTTGCCTCAATAGCATCAAGCTCATTTCTTTTACCTACTACTTCAGATAAAAATACCATAGCTTTTAATACTTCAGTATCACGGCTAATCTCATTACCATTTGCTAATGTTGCATCTTTAAATGGATATGGTGAGAATCTAACTCTACCTACTTGGCCTGCATAACGCTCACCATTAGGATTATTCATATCTTTTAAGAAACCATTAAATTCTCCAGTAACAGGCTCAGACTCTACATGTAATGTAATATTATATGCATCTGAATCATAAGGTGTTTGGTCAAATGTAATAGAATTGATTTTGATTTTGTGGTTACCCACTCCAATAACTGGTTTGATGCTACCTGATCCGGCAGACATGTCTTTAGTACTTAACATAATTTACTTTTTTATTAATTATTAATTATTGATTATATTTTTCAATACAATCTTTTACAAATTGTAGGTCATTTGGAATAAACTTATCCTCAAACATACCCATAGGTGATTTACATGTGTTCTCTCCATTGTTTTGAGTTTCAAAACCATATTCAAGTTCACCATCATCATTTTTATTTACTTTACCAAATAATACTATAGAGAATAGTCCTTCTAAAGTTAGTGTATTGTCAATCATTTTGCCAATAGTTTTTGCTTTAACTTTTCTATTTCCATTTATATCAGTTGAATCTTCTGAGTGAGTTAAGAAAATGATAGTCAAATCTTCTCTCAAGTCTTTAGGAAGTTTTGCAACCATTGCTAAGTTAGCTGCAATCTGAGTGAATTTATCATAACCTTTCTCATTAGCTCTGTCAAAATATTCAAAAGAACTCATATACTGCCAATCATCTACTACTAATGTTTTGATATGGCTCATTTTTTCATCTACATGCTTTATTGCTTTTATTATTCCTGCACTTGATGAAGCTGATGTCAGATTACCTTTTGGGTTATCTTTACTAATTTGTGTGTATTTGCTTTTCCATCCCTGGAACGGTAATGGTTTGTTAGCAATGTTTATAATGAAAGTCTCTTTAGGATTTAATGTTCTGATTGAGGTAGACTTTCCTGTACCTGAGTCAGCAATTACTAATACGCTGTTTGCCATATTACTTTTTTTGAATTACGTTAATTAATTTATTTAATGTTGCATTTATTTCTGATAATGCGTTTATCAGCTCTGCATTGGAGAGGAGGGGAGCAGTGTCAGTGCTTTCATCTGGATTAGGCAAATCTGGATTTGCAAAATCTATTATAGCTTTACCCCTATTTGTTACATCATTTATAACCTTTAGTTCACTAACAGGTATAATGTGTCTCTGAAATCCTGAATTACTTGTTATGATTTCATACTCTTCCTGCCAGTGTGGATTATGTTTATGATAATATAGTGTCCTTTTTGGATCTTCTGTATCATAATCTATAGATACAAATTCTGTATATATATCTTCTCCTTTTTCAAATTCACTTGGAAAAAAGCTTACATGTAGCTCATCCTTTCCAGTTGGCCTGTAAGCCATCTTAGGTATGTATAATGCATTAATCTTTCCTTCTGTCTGAAAGTAATCTTCATGCTCTTCTCTTAGTGATGCAACCTTCTGCTTTCTTTCTTGCGGTGTTAGTCCCATCTTTTTTTTGTTATTTAAGTTTTTAGTATTTATCATCTGCGTTCTTGTTGTTGAGGTGTTGCCATTTCTTCTATTTGCATTTGTTCAAACTTAGCTTTGAAAAATGACATACGTGCATCACCATTTCTTGCTTTAAGAAAATGTAAAACCAATGTTCTATCATTTTCTATTATATATCTATCTGGTCCATAATATCTAATCTTTTGTTTAGCTGGGCGGTTGATACCTATTAACATATCTGCATGCTGTAGCATTGCATCTGAGCCAAATATATCTGACTCAAGTATATAGTTACCATACTTACCATCTATAGCCCTGTCCGGATTATCTATGTTTCTATTTAGTTGTGATAAAGCAATAAACAAACAAGGATAATCTCTTTTACACTGTGTAAAGAATTCACCTAACTCAAATAACATATCTAATGTGTTATTCTGGTATGGTGCTCTCTTGACTAACATTGTATGATCAAGTGTTATCATTGTATTTACTCCTTTATGCTGTGTCATATACTGATCAATTTGCTCACGCATCTGATTAACAGTCATAGGTGTACTAATTATATCAACCGGGTGCTTTACTCTTTCTTTAGCATATAAATGGCATTTATTTAATGTATCTGTATTTAATATTGATCCTGCACTACATAATTCTTTGTATGTTTTACCAGTTATAGAACTAAATTCTCTGATAGCTGAGGTTCTGCCTACCATCTCAAACTGAAATTCTAATACTCTAAACTTATCATTTGGATTTAAAGCAAATGATTCTCTAATGATTTGATCCTTAATCAGTGTCTTACCTGAACCAGGTCTACCACCAATTACTGTCAAAGTATTCCATTCTATACCATCAGTGGCAGCATCATTAAACTTAGGCCACGGAGTATAGATTGATTTCTCTTCTCCTGTTGACCTAGCATACATATATTTAAGTGCATCATTAAATGCAGCATATTGCCCAATCCATGATGGTTTATTTTTCATACAACGTTTTCTTTAAAGTGTTCTTTTTCTGTTTCTACCCCATCAATAATCATATCACAATAGTCAGCTAATGTAGAGTGTTTAACCCTATGCTTGTCTTGCTTTGATATAAAGTATTGACTTGTCTGCATATACATATATTCTGTATCTCTATATTCATTGACATACATCTTAGTTGCTTTGATTATCTCATCCCAACCATAGTCATATGTTTCAAAAAACCATCTAAAGTTTTCTCCTAAAGCTTTGATATTATTTCTAGCTGGCTTACCGCTTGGTAGTTTCCTTGCTGGAAATATCTCTCTGTATGTGTGGATCTTATCATTAAAGTCCTTACCCATGAGTTGTATATCAGTTTTTTTCTTTGCTTTAACAAAATAGTTATCAAGCCTAGCACAAAATGCTTTAGCTTCAGCAGTCATTTTATATTGGTTTTCTTCTTTTATTAATAAACCTTTTTCAATTAACTTTTCTTTATCTTCAGACTTAACATTTGGTAAGGATACGCCTTGCTTCATCCCAAACAGTATTAGGGCTTGGTTTGGTGTTATCTTCATCATCAGTATTTTCTGAAATAGTTCCCACATATTCTTTTATTTTTATTAAAGTGTTATTATATGCATTCATTACAGATTCATCATTAGTAAAAAATCCATTCTCAATCATTTTACATGAATTAATGATGGTTGCATGATTGCGTTTTAAAAATCTACCTATACTTGTTTTAGTATGCCCTTCTTTATGAGCCAAGTATGACATAACTTGAACGTATACAAGAAACTCCCTCAATCTAGTCCTGTGTTGTAGAGTTTTGATACTCTGAAACTTAGGATGATTTTCATGTAATGCAAGTAAAGCACTGTCATGAAATATACCTAATGGGATCTTTTTGTTTTGATCTTGAGGGGTGTAAATATACAATTTAATCCCATGACTTAAATAAAAAGACTTCTTAAATTCTGAAATTTGTTTCTTCTGGTTAAGTTCTTGATTATCAGACATTTATATTATAATTAAAGGTTATCAAAGATAGTAAAATTTACCAATCTATGCAAGGTTTATCTTGATTTTCTAGTTCTGTATTAACTTTGTTAAAGACATCTTTACAGTCCCATTCACCACCTCTATATGCAGCTGATGCCGGGTGTGCTACCTTAAATATTTTTTGTCTATCTAATAGTAGTTGCCATGCTTCTGCTTTCTTACCCATTAATATAGATGGTACTTGTTTATTGTGTCTATTTATATTTTCAAACAAGTATTCTGTAAATGGTTTCCATATAGAATAATGTGACCCTATAGAATTTATCTCTACTGTAAAAGCTGTATTAATTAATAATACACCCTGGTTAGCCCAACACCTTAGATCAGTGTGGTCTGTACCAATTGCTTTGTTTATGTATTGTAAAGACTTTTCTGCTTTACCTTTTCTGCTACAGCTAAAAGCTATACCATCTGCAACTCCAAGCTGAGGATATGGATCTTGCCCTATGATTATACATTTAAGTTCATCATATGGACATTCTAAGAATGCATTAAATATATCTTTAAATCTTGGTGTAAATCTTTTCTCTGCATTTACACATTCTACTAGTTTATTCATGATCATATCAAACTCAAGTCCATTTATAAATGGTGAGAGCATAGGTGCCCATCCTGAATCTTCTAATTTATTATTGACATCATTTCTTAATTGTTCTATGTCAATTTCTATTAAGTTATTATTCATATTCTATTTCTTTTTTGTATCTTTGATTAATTAATACAGTTACTATGTCAGATAAAAAACAATTCATCACTTATGATACTACTAAAAACTTAGTAGCAGATATTAATCCTGCTTTTATCTCAGGACTACAAGCAATATATGGTAGATACCTTCTTGAATTCTATCCAGATGCTAGCAAATTTGGTATACTTATACAAGACTTCAATGAAACAATTATGGAGCCTGAAAAAGCCAAGCTCAAAAATAGACAGTTTACTCCAATTGAGAGTGAACTATATACTTTATATTCTATCATTAATATATTCAAGGCTTTTGCAAAAGAGCAAGGGCTTGAACAGTATGAAGACCTTAAAGTAACTGAAGATGACTTT